AAGCAGCACTTACGTTAACAGCTATTTACTTCTTAATTGTACTTTTAGCACTTCTTTAAAGGAGGCTTTCCATGAATTGTGAAAGTTGCCCGAATCGGGATTACTGTATTCCCGATGAGTGCATAGGAAATGGCCGCCCTCTGCAGCAACAGAAGACGGCCAAAACAACTAAAAATTAAATTTTCAATTAAAAGGAGTATATCACATGACAGTAAAAATTAACAGCTTAGCCATTGAGAACGTAAAGAGAGTCAAAGCGGTACAAATGGAATTAGCACAAAATGGCCTTACCGTCATCGGTGGTCGTAACGGCCAAGGCAAAACCTCTGTATTAGACGCTATCGCATGGGCCTTAGGTGGCGATAAATTTAAGCCGTCCAATGCGGCAAGAGACAGTAGTACGATCCCGCCTGAGATTCATATCGAACTGTCTAACGGGCTTATCGTTGAACGTAAAGGCGCCAAGAGTAACCTCAAGGTTATTGACCCGACTGGTGAGAAAGCCGGACAGAAGCTCTTGGATAGCTTCATTGAGAAACTGGCACTAGACTTACCGAAGTTTATGGGTATGAACTCGAAAGACAAGGCCAATACGTTACTGCAGATTATCGGGATTGGTGACGAATTAGCTGAACTCGATGCGAAAGAAGCTCAACGATATAACCGCCGCCTTGAAATCGGTCGTATTGCTAAGCAGAAGAAGTCATACGCCGATGAGCTTGAATATTATCCCGACGCTCCCACAGAGCCGGTGAGTGCCTCGGACTTAATTAAGCAACAGCAAGAAATATTAGCCCAAAATGGCGAGAATCAACGCAAGCGTGAACAGCTAGTTAAGATGACGGAAGAACACGAAACGCTTATTGCACAGATTGCTCAGCTTAAAGCATCCCTCGAAGAAGCCCAGGCTAAACAGGAGTCGCTGTTAGCCGATATGGAAACAGCTCAAAAGACGGTAGCCGAGCTTGTCGATGAAAGTACCGAAGAACTGGAGACTAATATCGCCCAGGTCGATGATATCAATCGCAAGGTCCGTGCTAACCAGGAAAAGGAAAAAGCCCAGGCCGAAGCCGAAGAGTTATCAGCTGAATATAACGGGCTGACGGCTGAGATTGAAGCCGTCAAGGAAGCAAAGAATGAGCTTCTTAATAAAGCGGATTTGCCGCTTCCGGAACTTGGTGTTAAAGACGGTGAACTCATCTATAAAGGTCAACAATGGGACGGCATGTCGGGAGCTGAACAGCTTATGGTGGCTACGGCAATTATTCGTAAGCTTAACCCTGAATGCGGCTTTGTCCTTATGGATAAGCTTGAACAAATGGATCAGGAAACACTTAAAGAGTTCTCCGAATGGCTCACCAACGAAGGCCTCCAGGTCATTGCTACGAGAGTCGGAACGGATGACAGCTGCAGCATCATTATCGAAGACGGTTACATTAAAGACTCGACACCGCAGCCGGTAGAAGCTAAGAAATGGGAAGCCGGTAAATTCTAAAGGAGGAAATCATGAAGATAATCACAGGAAAGCAAGAGCGTTATCAAAAAGTCGTTGTATACGGTCCTGAGGGTATTGGCAAGAGTACATTCGCAGCTCAGTTTCCGAAGCCCCTGTTCATCGATACGGAAGCCAGTACGGCTCATATGGACGTAGCGAGATTAGAACGTCCGACGTCCTGGGCGGTGCTTATGGAATATGTCCAAGAGCTTACGAAAGACCACCAGGGATTTACGACACTTGTCATCGACACTATCGACTGGGCAGAACAGCTTTGCGTACAGCACATTTGCTCGAAATACCAGGTAAGCGGTATTGAAGATATTGGATATGGAAAAGGATACGTGTATGAGAAGGAAGAGTTCGGACGGCTGCTTAATAAGCTCCAGGATTTAATTGAAAGCGGTATGAACGTGGTTCTTACCGCTCATGCTATGGTTCGTAAGTTTGAGCGGCCTGACCAACCTCCGTACGATCGGTACGAATTAAAGCTTAACAAAGCCGCCAGTCAGAAGATTTCCGATATGGTCAAGGAATGGGCAGATATGCTCCTTTTTGCCAACTATAAAGAAGAGGTCTTAAAGGTCGATAGCAAGGACAGTAACAGTAAAAAGGTTCGAGTATCAGGCGGCCAGCGTGTGATGTACACGAGTCATCATCCGAATTGGGACGCAAAAAACCGACACGGCTTAAAGGAGTGCTTGCCCTTCGAATTTGCTCAAATCGAAAATTGTATACCCAAAAATATTCAAAAATCGCAAGTCGAAGAGAAGCCTGTTGAGGAAGTGAAAGCTCCTCTGAAAGAGGAAAGCCCTAAAGAAGAACCTGTTATAAAAGCCGAACCTAAAAAGAAAGTTAAGGAAGATGACGGGATCCTGAAGGACTTAAAGAAGCTTATGGAAGCACGAAATATTACGGAAGCTGAAATACAAGCCGTTGTAGGCAGTAAAGGGTACTTCCCGGCTGATATGAGAATTAAGGACTACCCGAAAGAATTTATAGACGGTTGCTTAATTGCCGCATTCGATACTGTAGCTCAGGCAGTGGAAGCCAACCGAGATGAAAACGTACCGTTTTAATAATAAGGAGGATGACAATCATGGCAGAAGAAAGAGCATTTAGTTGGGACGAAGAAATTGAAGCAGTAGAAAACGAGTTTGTCGACATACCTGCAGGAGATTATGACTTTAAGATTACAAACTTCGAACGAGGCTATTTTGAAGGAAGCGAAAAGATGCCCGCTTGCAATGAAGCCAAAATCACTTACGAAGTAAACGTAAACGGTCAAAAAGGTCGCATTAAGCAGAACCTCTTTTTACACAGTAAATCACAATGGCAGCTCACCGGATTTGCCCGTGCCATCGGACACATGAAAAAAGGTGATGACAAGTTCACGATTCGCTGGAACGAAGTCCTCGGAGCGACCGGGCGCTTTAAGATTAAACTTCGGGAATATAACGGAAAGACTTACCCGAACGTCGACCGATTCTACGACAAGGAAGAATCGGGTAAAGAGTGGACTCAAGGAGCCTTTTAATCGTGAGCATTGAGCTTCGTCCCTATCAGCAGGCGGCGGTCGACGCCGTCCTGCATGAGTGGGACATAGGCCACAACAAAACATTACTGGTCTTGCCCACAGGATGCGGCAAGACGATTTGTTTTGCAAAGATTGCCGAATCTCAAGTACGAGTCGGTAACAGAGTTTTAATCCTGGCACATCGTGGAGAACTCTTAGAACAAGCAGCCGATAAAATAGCGAAAGCCACAGGCCTTAAATGCGCCGTAGAAAAAGCCGAGCAGACGGCTCTTCAATCTTGGTATCGAATTACCGTCGGCAGCGTTCAAACGCTTATGCGTGAGAAACGACTGTCTCAGTTTACTCCCGATTACTACGACACGATCATCATCGATGAAGCTCATCATTCTATCTCAGACAGCTACCAGAACGTTTTAAACTACTTCTCTAATGCTAGAGTCCTAGGTGTTACGGCAACGCCTGACAGAAGCGATATGCGAAACCTCGGACAGATATACGACAGCCTGGCGTATGAATACAAACTTCCGCAAGCCATTAAGGCCGGATACCTCGCTCAAATCGTCGCACAGACCATCCCTCTGCAATTGGACATTGCACATGTCGGCATGGCGGCAGGCGATTACAAAGTAGGTGAACTCGGAACAGCTCTTGAGCCGTATCTTGATAAGATTGCTGAAGAAATGGTCACATACGCTAAAGACCGAAAGACTGTTGTATTCTTACCGCTGGTGGAAACAAGTAAGAAGTTCTGCCGATATCTTCGTAAATACGGCTTTAGAGCCGCTGAAGTAAACGGCAATAGCCAAGATAGGGCAGAAGTCCTTAAAGACTTTGAGGGCGGGAAATACGACGTTCTGTGCAACAGTATGCTTCTTACTGAAGGATGGGATTGTCCGTCGGTAGATTGCATTATCGTTCTGCGAGCGACTAAATCACGAGCCTTATATAGTCAAATGGTAGGTCGTGGCACTCGATTGCATAAAGGAAAAGAAAACGTGCTGCTGCTTGATTTTCTTTGGAATACGGAACGGCACGAGTTATGTCGACCGGCACACCTTATCAGTAAAGATGAGGACGTCGCAAAGAAAATGACGGAAAAACTTGAAGACTCGGCGGTTCCGATTGATATTGAAGAGCTTGAAAAAGAATCTGAATCGGACGTCGTGGCAGAACGGGAGCAAGCCTTGGCTGAAAAGCTTAAGGAAATGAAGAAACGCAAGCGTAAGCTTGTGGATCCGTTACAGTTTGAAATGTCCATTCAGTCTGAAGACTTATCAGGATATGTGCCGTCGTTTGGTTATGAAATGGCACCGCCGTCTATGAAGCAAATCCAGGCTTTAGAGAAATTCGGTATCTTTGCCGATGAGATTGAAAATGCCGGTAAGGCTTCACTTCTTTTAGACAGATTAAAGAAACGTCAGGATATGAGCCTGTCAAGACCGAAACAAATACGCTTCTTAGAGTCTCGCGGTTTCCAACACGTCGGCACCTGGACGTTTGACCAGGCCTCTTCTATGATTGCTCGAATATCTATGAATAATTGGAGAATTCCGAATGGCGTAACGCCTGAAACCTATATCCCGGCATAGTCCATAAAGGAGATGAAAAAGCAATGCGTAAAATCAACTTAATACCTTTATTGGACTACATCGACCCCGCCTTTTGCGATTATCAGGAATGGCTTCAGGTGGGAATGGGACTTAAAGAAGAAGGCTACGACATTAGCGACTGGGAATCCTGGAGTGCCAAAGATATCACTCGGTATCACGCCGGAGAATGTGCTAAGAAATGGGCAACGTTCACAGGCCACTATAACGGCAGTCCCGTTACGGGAGCTACTATCGTAAACATGGCTAAAGAAAACGGCTGGACCGCCACACCACATATACCCGATCGGGCGTATGGATGGGATGACGAAATCATTGCCGACGAAGAAGTCATTATCGATAAGAACTGGGTGGAAGGACGAGAAATTGAAGACCCCGGCGATAACTGGAATCCCGCTAAAGACTTAATTACGTACTTAGAGCTTCTTTACGACAGCTCCGATTATGTCGGCTATGTGACGGAGTCCTGGGAACAGGACGGAAAGTTCTTACCGTCTAAAGGGAAATTTAAGCGTACGGCAGGGGAGCTTATTCACGCCTTATCAGAATGTGACGGGGATATCGGTGCCGTCCTGGGTGATTATAATCCCGATGTAGGCGCTTGGATACGCTTTAACCCCTTAGACGGGAGAGGCGTTCGCAATGAGAACGTAACGGAGTTTAAATACGCCTTAGTCGAATCGGACTGTATGCCCATCGACAAGCAAAACGAAATCATTCGTAAACTGGAGCTTCCTGTTACGTGCATGGTTTACAGCGGTGGCAAGTCCGTTCATGCCATCGTTAAAGTAGACGCTGCCAATTACGACGAATATCGTAAACGGGTCGATTATCTTTATAACATTTGTCGTAAAAACGGTCTTGAAATCGACGTCCAGAACCGAAATCCGAGCCGCCTTAGCCGTATGCCCGGCGTTACCCGTAAAGATAAAAAGCAGTTCCTCGTTGATACGAATATCGGTAAGAGCAGTTTCGCCGAATGGCAGACGTGGATCGAATCGATTAACGATAATCTGCCGGAGCCTGAAAGCCTTCGGGATTTCTGGAATAATTTACCGCCGTTAGCACCGCCTCTTATCGAAAACGTACTTCGTAAGGGTCACAAAATGCTATTGGCAGGACCGTCTAAGGCGGGTAAGTCCTTTGCCCTTATAGAACTCGTTATCGCTATTGCGGAAGGGCGTAAATGGTTGAATTGGGATTGCTCCCAGGGACGAGTCCTGTATGTGAATCTGGAGCTTGATGCCGCCTCTTGCCTACATCGATTTAAAGACGTGTACACGGAGCTTGGTTGGGAAGCCCGCAGCCTTTCTAATATCGATATATGGAATCTCAGAGGAAAGTCCCTGCCTATGGATAAGCTGGCTCCGAAACTCATTAGGAGAGCTGTTAAACAGGAATACACGGCGATTATTATCGACCCGATTTACAAAGTCATTACAGGAGATGAGAACAGCGCCGAACAAATGGCTCATTTTTGTAATCAATTCGACCGCATCGCAACGGAGCTTAATTGCTCGGTCATTTATTGTCATCATCACTCCAAAGGCGCTCAAGGCGGCAAACGAGCGATTGACAGAGCCTCGGGGTCAGGCGTGTTCGGTCGGGATGCTGACGCACTCCTCGATATGATTGAGCTTGACGCTGAACAAGTCGGTTCATCTCGTTCGGCTTGGCGTATTGAAGGAACGCTTCGTGAGTACGCTTCATTCAGGCCTGTAAACGTCTGGTTCGATTATCCCGTTCATCGTATTGACGATACAGGAACGCTTGAGACGATTAAGCTGGACGTCGAGATGACTCCGGCAGAACGTGGGAGGAACTCTCAACGCAAACAGAAACAATCCCGAATCCAGAACCTTGAGGCGGCGTATAATGCGTGCCTCATTTCAGGCGAGGTCACCGTAGGGGATA